GAGCCGCCTATTGTTTACTTTTTCCCTAAGTTCACCGTGTTCTTCAGCGCGAAAAGCAAGTGCTTTGGCAACGGTAAAAGCGTCTTTTTGCCCGAAGCCTAATTTGACCAACTCTGGTTCAATCTCTTTTACAAAATCGTTTCTCGCTTCTACTGCTAAAGGGGATGACCCTGATGAATTCAGGGAGGTATAACTATCATAAATTTTTGCAAGTGGTTCAGCCATGGTGCTTGGCATAAGCCAGCGAATCGGTGCACCAGTTTGCTTAGCAACACTTAGGGAGTCTGTGGGTTCTGGCAGTGAACTGTACCCAGAATGTTGCAGGTAATCTGAATCAAGGGTGTTCCCGCTCTTTATTTTTGGTCTAGCGATTTTTGTTCCACCACTACCCGAAGAGAACCTGCCCAATTCATCATGGTTCATGTTGTATTTTGACAAGTCTTCTGGGTCAAGCGAAGCACCGCCAGTCAAAAATACAATGAGTGGGTGCAATGGCGGCAAATCTGCAATTCTTAAAACAGTGTGAACCATGGTGGATTGCTTCAAAAGTTTTTGTGTACCGTTGCCGAAACCGTCATCATCACCGTTTAACATTGACTCAACAAAAGGTGTCCACTTTTTATAGAACTGCCCGACTTTTCCTTTTGACTTGCCGAGCATCCACCACGCGGAAAATGATTCGGCAAGCCTTTCTTCGGGCAAAGAATTTCCATAACTAGAAGGAGACTGAACCTTAAACTGCCGCTTGTTGTTTGGGTTTTTAACATTGTGAAGCGTGTAATGGTGTCCAATCTCGTGAACCGCTACGGCATAGGCGTATCTAGTTGGAGCATCAGGAAACCGTGACAAGGCTGGGTTGCTAATGCTGTAATCTGTCGTGTACTTAGTTCTCGTTTGGTCAGGGTTAACTGAAAGTTTTGGAAAAAAACCTGCACCATGGGTTTCAGTTGGCACTGGTGCATTTGCCTCAGCAGAAAGTTTGTCGGTTCGCTTAGCGCCCTGATAGTCGTAAACAACCCTGCCTTCAAAGCGGGATTCCTGCCAAGAGTCGTAATAGCCGTCTTCTTTTGTCAAACTTGATGTTAGGTGGAGGTCAAGTTTTGCAATTGGTATGCCCATCCTTTTTGCCTCTTCAATTGCTTGCGCTATACCATGGGCTTGCCTAACTGAATCTGGACTATCTTTGAAACCTTGTGTAGCAGTTGCGCTTTTAACCCCAAGTTTTTTAATTGATTTAAGAACTTGAGCAACTGTCTTGCCGTATCGCTTTTCCGCCATACTTTGCGTAAGCACCTCAGCAATTCCAGTTTGTTCGTTTCTTGGCATTAAAAGTTTTGCACTGCCTTCAGCCGCAAGTTTGCGAACGGCATCTTTGCGCTCCACACTGCTATAGCGAATAATTGAACCGCCAGTTGCGGTAACTATTCCAGACGCATCCATTATTTCAACTTCCATGTATTTAGAGCGCGATTTTCCACCACTGGTAGGGCCTGTAGTGAATCTGCCGAGTGCGTCATGGTAGGGGTTGAATTTTTCAAGTAGCCAGTGCGCCAATTCAAGTTCGTCAACTTTGCCAACTTTGCTTTTGGCAGGAGCAGAAATTGTTATACCCTGATTGCAACGGCAGTTTGGGTGTACCTGAGTTGGATATCCCACTGGCCCGTTCATAGTTTCCCAATATCCGTCAATACTCGCTTCAACCCCATCCATGGGTCGGCAAATATCGCAAGTTAATTCATCATTTGCCGTAATCCAAACGCGCTTTGCTTCAACTGGCAAATACCCTTCACTGCTCATCTGTTGCCAGAAGTTTTGTTGCCCCAGACCAGACGCACGAGCAATTTCAGTTCTGGCTATGGTGTTAGCACGATAATTCAAAAGCCTTTGCGCATATTCGTCAGCCTGCCTCTTTGCCAAACGGATACCGACACCACGGTCAATAAGATTTTCACGGAAACGGTCAACGGCATCGGCATGTTGCGGGAGCAAGCCTATGTATTGACGAATTTTTACTGCCGCTTGATAGCGAGTAAGGTTTCCTTCAACAGCGTCTAAAAGAATTTTCCCTATGGTGGACTGTGCCTTAGTGGTTAGAACACTTTTCAACTCCACCGACATATCCCTAGCGGCGGCGATTACGCTTGGGTTTGTAACATTAAATTGGGCAGTTAAACCAGTCTTATTGCCAGAGATATACGCCGCCTTACCCATGGCTTTTCTTGCAATTGTGTCTAGTACAGTCGTATCAATTGAAATTGAAGAAAGCCGTGAAGCAATTTTGTCTCCGCTAACGAACTGCCCAGATTCAATTTCATCCAAAAGGTCACGAAGACCTTTGCTCTTAGATGTTTTCAAGACGGAATCAAGAAATTCCCTTTTGAATTCGCCTTCTAACTGGTCGGCCATACGAATTAGCGCATCTGCCAACTCCTGCCCATTTATACCATGGTTAGGCATAGCGGTTATTCTTCAGTTGGCGCAGTTGCTTTAGGGTTTGCCACTGGCTCTTGTTTACCCGCCGCGTCATTCTTTGGTCGTGCTTCAGCCTGCGCTTCTTGTGGGTTCTTAACATCGCCACGAGCAGACGAACGCTTTTCAGGCAAACTAGCAAGCCCGCGCAAGTAGTTTTCCAAATCATCATCGGGGAATAGTGGAACTCCAGCACCAGCAAGAACCTGAATGTAGTTGCCCAAGTCTCCTAGTGGCGGTGTTTCAATGTCGCCGTATTCCATGGTTGGCAACTTTTCTGTATCAAATCCGTTTACCTGAAATAGCCTGCGAATAGCATGTTCGTTGAACACCGAGCGGATAATTTCTAGCCAGCATCGCAACGACATGGCGAACAGGTTAGTTTTATCTGAAGAAAGAGCATAACTACCGTTCGCGGCTTGACCTAACAAAATAAAGTCAGCCAACACACTTGTAGCAATTCTTTGGTCGTAACGAGTGATGATTGTGTTGGTATCAAACTGGCGTGAACCACCAGCCGAAACCAACTCAAGGCGGTACATCAGGTTGTTCTTATCATCATAAATTGACGGAAGAATCATTCCCTCTTGCTGGTCACGGCGTATATTTATGACCGCCTTTTTATAGTCATCAAAAATCCCCTGCTGGATGGTGGTGGCATCGGTTCGCATAATCTCAGGGTCAACATACATAACTGGAAAACCTGCAAGGTCACGCTCAATACCGATTGCTTCAATTTCTTCAATGCGCTTCTTGTAATACCATGGTCGGTAGGCGTTGCGCAGAATTGAGCGACCTTCAGGGTTATTCTTGTCTGAATTAGTGCGGAATAGCAGGGCTTTTTCAATTGGAATTTCCCTTAGAGTATAATCAGGCGGGGATGACTGAATCATGGCTGTGATTCCACCGCCGTCATCAAATACCCACTGTTGCCTAGTCTCTTGGGAACGAACTGGGATTTTTTTCCAGCCAATTAGACCATCGTTATACTTTGAGCGGTGTCCTTCCCCATTGTCTTGGCCCTTACGGCGCTTATAGACAATCTCGTGGTATGACCAGCCAAAGGTCAACATTGAAAGAATTTCGCTAATCAAATCTTCCCAAGAGGAAGACATATCCATGGTGCAGGATTCAACGAATTTAGCCGCCCTTTTGTCTTCAAGAGAAGACGATGCTGGCTGTACACGCCATTTAACTTGGCGAACTAATTTGTCAATGGCGAACAGAATTGCCCCAATTACAGGGTCATTATCGCGCATCTCACGGTAAACCTGAATAGCACGATAGCCCTGAAGTTGGACTAAGAACTCTTCCTGCACATAGCCTGCCGACCTGCGAAGACCAGTAGTGCCAGACTCCTTGAACAAATTGTTACTAGCCACAGGCAACCTCCGCACAGCACAATAGCATATGTGCGTTCAGATTATACATTAAAAATACCAAAAGCCCCTAACCAACGAGCGTTAGTTAGAGGCTTTCAGTGATGGGATAGTCTGGCTTCCGAGCCAGCCTCTCATTAATTAACTAGGCGCGTTTGCCAGGCTTTTTCGTAGCCTTTTTCTTCTTTGCGGGGGCTTTGATTGTCTTGCGCTTCTTGGCTGGCTTCTTCTTAGCCTTCGCCTTCGCCTTCGCCTTTGACTTTTTCTTAGCGGCTCCGCCTTTTCCGCCGCCAGTACCACCAGCGCCACTTACGATTACGGAATCATCTTTGATTTCAAGAAGGTTAATCAGTTGAACAGTCTTCATTTGTTTGTCTCCAATAGTTGTTTGCCTGAAGCACAAAATACCACCGCTAGAGACTGCAACATATCTTTAGTTATGCGCCAATAACATTACAATCGGTCTGGTGCATTTGCATTGTTCTTAACTTTTTGCGAAAGATAATACATTCTTGTCGGCATGAGTTTTAACTTAGGGCCGCCAGCAAACCACTGTTCTATTTCTGGAAATCTTTTTGGCGGAGCATAGACAAGTAGGTTCTTGACATTAAGCGAATCCAAAATTGCCAACTTGTCGTCAACCCAAGCGCTTCTCTCTTCAGGCGTTTCTTTACCGCCAAGCCGACTTGAACTAACAAGATTTTGCACCTGAATACTTGCCCAAGGTAAATCTTTAGGGAGGCTTTTGGTAAAAATTGATAAAAATTCTTTGTCGTTTCTAATGTTTTGTATTGATTCAAGGTCAGGCATTACTCTAACGCCGACTTCCTGTAGGTATCTTCCAACCCACCGCGACCTAAAAACATTGTGCAACGACAATGCTCGTGGCATACCGCCTGCCGAAAAGTTTGGCGTAATTGCATACTTGATATTTGCATGAATAACTTTGCTCAAATGCCTTGAAGGTGCATCCCACCATGGTTCAAAATATTCATCCCAAGTGTAAAACGAAAGCATAATCTTGCTCAAGTCTTTCATCCCCGATGTGCTGTCAATCCCCCAATTGTAAAGCCAATATCCTTCCCACCCGATATCTCTAGTGGCGCTACCTGCCCAAGTGTGCAGTGGTTCAGGCAATTCTTCAATCAACATATCTTCTCGCAACAAAGGGATATCCCAAGGCTTCGCACCCTGAAAAACCATATCGTCTTTGAGTGTGTATACGCCCTTCAGGTCGTCTGGCTTATTCTCAAGATTCTTGTCGTCTTCAACTTCATCCATGAAGCCAACTTCGTCATCATAATTAGTTCCCACTGCACCCAACTCACTACCCACGGAAACTAGCGGGTCATTTTGCACAAGTGTTCTCTC